CCGAGGGCATCCAACAGGATCTGCGTCTGGCTGCAGACCGCAACATCCTGTCGATGCAGGACATCTTGGCCGTGGATTACCACTACGGTTACCACGTGACTGGCACCAAGTGGAACGTGGCTGGCGACAACCCGACCAACGCTGCCACCACCGGCAACCTGGCCGACACCGCCTCCTGGAGCCTGGTGTACAGCACTACCAAGCAAGTGCCCATCGCTCGTCTGCTGGTCAACACCCCCTTCGACACCTCTGCCTACTGATCTTTCAGCAGGACATTAAAAAGGCCCCCACAACCGGGGGCCTTTTCTTTTGTCTACTCAACCCTCAATTTCACCAATCCGAATCCGCTCCTGATATTCAAAAATCTCTGGAGCACGACCCACCATCTTGTAAGAGTGGCTGAGCAGTTCACGAAACACATGTGGACTAACGGCCAGCTCCTGCTGGATCGTCTCTGCATCTTTACCGGCGGCAAACATTTCGCGGATTGCCTCAGCAACAGGCTCCAGTGAGCGAACGGTGTCACCAGGCAGCGCGGACGGTGCGGATTTCTCCTTTACTTCTAGGCTGTCAGCAGCTTTGCGAGCAGGCATGAGTACAGTGCGTCTCTTCGTACTACAGGATAACTGTCGCAGCTTTGTTGACGTCCAGTACGGCCAACACCTAGAAGCCCAAGCCGAACTGGAAATGTTTGGCGCCAAGGTTTATCACTCAATGGTGCTACGCGATCCCCCCAAACAGAGGAAATCACGCACTGGCGCTAGACTCAAACAAAGGATGTACTGATTGTGGCTGCCGTCATTGATGCCACTGTTGCCGGCGCGTCAGCCAATAGCTACGTGACGCTGGCCGCTGCAAACACATATTTCGAGACCGTCCCAGACTCAGCCACTTGGACAAATAAGACCGACGACCAAAAAAACCGCGCCCTCATCAGCGCCACCCGCTGGATCGACGCCCTCAGCTTCTACGGCGACCGCTGCACCACAACCCAAGCCTTGAAGTGGCCCCGCGAGGACTTTGAGGTTGACGGCATCGAACTGGTCTGCACCGTCATCCCAACAGAAATCAAAGTCGCCACCTACGAACTGGCACGCGCCCTCGCCAACGACACCGACGCCATCACCGGCAGCACCGGCACCACTGGCCTCTACGACCAAGTGGAACTGGGCGAACTGAAGGTCAAATACAAGTCCAGCTCGACAACACCAGGCATGGTGAACAACGTATTCGATCTCTATCCCTGGCTGCAGACTTACCTCGGCGCCTACTGCATGGGTGGCGCCACCAACTACGCCGTCCGTCTACGTCGAGGCTGACATGGGCCTGATCGACACCACCTTCGCCCCAATTCCCACCTCAGTCCTCGCCGACTGGGGCCAAAACATCACGTACATCAAAACCGCAACACCTCGCACCTATAACCCAACCACCGGAGCAGTCACTGGTTCCGACACCACCGTCACGATCAAAGCCGTTATTACGCGCGTAAGTCCTCGTGAGGCTGAAGGTCTGTATCAAACAACCGATCTCAAAGTCATCATTGGAGCCGGAGAGCTTGGCACTTACTACCCAACCGAAGCCGACCGCATCCAATACCAACAAGCTGGAGCAACCCGCGAGGCAAAGATCATCGCCATCACCACTTATCGCGGCGACAACCCGGTTTACCACTCCCTAATCGTGAGGCCCCAGTAATGGCACGACGCCGCAACGATATTATGAAACTTGCCGAGAAACTAGAAGCGGCAGTTTTAGCGCCGCTCATTTTGGGAGCCGCACGGTCAGCACAAGGAGTAGTAAAAGATCTACAAGAACTAGGACCTGCATGGTCCGGTGAATTTTCTAACTCTTGGGAAATAGCCAGCGAAAGTAAGGTATCCAGCGGCAGTGGATCACCAGGAGCACCGCAAAGATTGCTGGCACCTATTCTTACTCCAAAAGAGTATAAATTTAAGCCCGAAGTAAAATACTATATCGCAAACAAAGCCCCACATGCGGATGTAGCACTTGATTTAGTCGAAAGTACCTACAGATACCCAGGCTTTGGGCCGATTAAAGAAGCCGAAAGGGGTAATCGCACTAGCGGAACTCGCGGTGATCTATCCCTGCAAGCGGATGGACCTAATCAACGCACAGCACCTTTGGACTGGTACACAACATATCTACGCGGTGGGAAAATAGACAAGACGATAAGTCTCTACATGGATCAAGCACTTCGCAGCGTGAAACTATGAACTACCAAGCGATCCGCGCCGCTGTCGAAAACCCGCTGCTTACAGCGTTTGACGCACTGGTGCCACCAGTACCCGTTTATTTCGACAACATCACAGCAGTCCCGCCTAACACCACCACTGAGTACGTTCGCGTCAATGTTACTTTCGGTATTACCAACGAACCCACACTTACCAGCAGCGTTGACAACGCTCGTGGCGCGATTGTTATCCGCATTTTCACCGAGAAAGGCAAAGGTCCCGCACGCAACCAAACTCTGATCACAACAGCAGTCAACGCACTGGAAACACTCAATAACGCCGCCAAAACAACCAGTGGCGTATTTTTCCGCGTCGGCGAACTTAACGGCCCAACTTTTTCAGCAACAGAAGAAGCTCCGCATTTTGTTGGGAGGATTGATACCTCCTACGTTGCAACTGTCCTGTCATAGGTAGTGCTTAACAACAGGCGCTAACCTGTATTAAGCCGGGCAGTGCCCGCCCACAACGTCCACTTGGTACGCCCTATGGCCACCACCGTTCTGTCCGGCACGTCCGGCGCCCTCTACTACAAACCCGCCGGCACCACCGGCACTTTCGGCGAAGCCGGCGTCAACACTGGCACCGATGTAATCACCGTCGCCCCCTACCTGAACTTCAAGGCAGGCGACCCGGTGAAATTCCGCGTGGTGAACAGCCAGACGGGCGGCTCCGGCACCGGCACCCTGCCTGCGCCTATCTCTGACGCCACCACCTACTACGTGCTGAGCTACACCGCTGCAACTGGTGCGCTCACCGTATCGACCTCTGCCGGCGGCACCATCCTGGCCATCACCGACGATGGCACCGTGGCTGCTCCCAACGAGTTTGAGGTGTACTACGCCGACTTCGCCGTCGTCGGCCAAGTCCGCGACTGGAGCTTTGAGATCAGCCGCGCTGAGATCGACGTAACCACAATCGGCCAAACCCCCGGCCAATATGTGCCCTTCCGTAGCTACATCAGTGGCTTCGGCGATGGCACCGGCACCGCAACGGTCTACATGACCAACGAGGACGCCGCCCTGTCCAACCGCATGATCGAGGACGTGCTCCAGCGCCAGCAAAACGGCGCTGCCTTCAAGCTCTACACCGACCGCGTGTTCAGCGGCGGCACCCTGAGCGAGAGCCTGAGCCGTTCCATCGCTTTCGATGCAGTGCTGACCTCGGCCAGCCTGAACATCAACCCCGACGACGCCCAATCGGTAACCGTCAACTTCCGCCCTGCTGGCACCCCGACCTTCGACTTCAGCACCTCCGCCTGATAGTCTGCTGTCGCAGTCAGTTCAGCAAGCCCCGGCCCCCAGCCGGGGTTTTTCATTTCTACTCCGCTACACTAATCCCATACCCCAAGCATTGGTATGCCCGTTCCTGTACGCGCAATCGACCGTCTCCGCAAGGCCGCCAACCTGGAGCCAGTCAAAAAAGTAGTAGAGCTGTCCGACGGCAGCAAATTTGAAATGTGGGTGGCACCGCTGACGATGGCCGAGCGCGAACGCGCCCAAAAGCAGGCCAAGTCTGACGACGCCAACGCTTTTGCACTCCAACTGCTGATCGCAAAGGCCCTCGACGAATCCGGCTCCAAACTGTTCAGCGTCGGCGAAGTAGACGTACTGAAGAACGAGGTTAAGGACAAGGACTTGCAGGCTTTGATGCTGGCAATCCTGACCGACGACGCCGAGCCCATCGACCCAAAATCCTGAGCGCCGAACTCCGCAAGGACAACTGGCTCATGCTCCAGTTTGGCGTCGCCAAGGAACTGGGCCTAACTCTTACCGAGGTTCGGACAACCATGACAGCCGAGGAGTTACTCGGCTGGAGCGCCTACTTCCAGATCCTGAACGAAGACCAACAAAAGGAAATCGAAAAGGCCAAACGCCGCCGCTAACCCGGCGGCTTTTTTACACCGTAAACTGAAGTACCAGAGTATGCGTGGAACGCCGTGGCTGCCTACAGAGCCGATATTGAGATTGGTGTAAAGGGCATAC